AAACGTATATACAAAAACTTTATCCGCAACTCAAAGATAGAGTTGCTAAGAAATTGGATTTTTCTGGACTTATTCCAGCTGATCAATATAGAAAAGAATGGAAGCGTGGATATAGTCAAATACATCCCGGCGATCCGGATTACAAAAGCTAGAATTGGCCGAGTGTCTTAAGACTGCTAACTGGCATATCCCAAACTCGACGTGCTTCGACACCTTTACTCTGAGCAAACTTTTTAGCGTCACAATCTCCGCATACGTGATAATAATTATTGTTTAACCGATTAGGGTCTACGCTACCCTTATCACGTTTAAAAATCCCCTGACAACTGTCGCAACGAAATGTTACAATTCGTTTTTTACGAAAATACGAATGGTAGTTTCCTTTTTTACTAGCACGTATGTGCTGTGTTTGCGTGTATTCTGTTCCTAAGTACATATAACTATTTACATTAAGATTATAAAATGCCTTTGATAAATATCATATCGAGGGCTAAAATGATCACTATTTCTGAATCAGCAAGAACAAAAATCAAAGATATTCTTCTTGAAGAAAATAATCCCAAAGTAGCACTACGCACATTTGTCCAAGGAGGCGGATGTAGCGGATTTAGCTATGGGTTTACAATAGATGAAGTCGTAAATGAAGACGATTTCGAAGTTCCGTTAGACGAATTTAAAATACTAGTAGATGCTATGAGTATGCAGTATCTAACAGGTGCAGAGATAGATTATAAAGAAGAATTAATGGGTAGCAGTTTTACTATAAAGAACCCTAATGCAACAACAACATGCGGCTGCGGTAGCAGTTTCGGAGTTTAATAAATGGCACAACAAATAATTGATATTGGTATACAAGGTAACGATGGAACTGGCGATAGTATTCGCGAATCGTTTAATAAAGTTAACTCTAACTTTAATGAGATTTATGCCATTTTTGGTGCTGGTGGAAGTATTAGTTTTGGACAACTTTCCGATGCTCCTGGAACTAGTTCATATGCTGTATCTAGTGCTACAACCGGAAGCGGGCAAGTTACTCTTAACTTTGCCAACGCAAATCCAGGATTAGGATTACCATTTAGTATAGGACAAAATATTGTTGTCAGCGGATTAATCCCAGCTGGATATAATGGAACATATACTGTTACTAACAGTACTTCCACTAGTGTAACATATTTTAATTCGACTACAGGTTCTTTAACACAAACTGGTACAATTAAAGGAACTAGTTATAGTGCTAATCAAGTTATTATGGGTAGCACTACTGGTACTAGTTTAACTGCTAGAACTATTGTAGGCGGTGGCGGCATTACTATAAATGCATCAGATAACCAAACATTGCTTATTACAAACGCAAACGCAGAAGGATTAATCAGTGATGGTTCCCCTAGTATGGGTGCGCCAATCAACGCTAATTTGTTTACTATTGGAAGATTGAGCGATCCGAGCGCAGAACTTGTTTCAACATTTAATGCAGTTTTTGCTAGTCAAGGTATATCAACAACATTAGGTCAATTAGCAGTTACAGTAAACTATGCTAATAATAATTTCTTACAAGCAGTTAATGGTCAAATTACTGGACCATTACGTGTGCGAAATGAACCGACATTGCCTCAAGTAAATGATCAAGATTATGATTCTACTCTAAATGGCAATTATGTAGCCACAGAAGCAATCCAACGTCGTCATGCTGTATTACGTGACGGTGATACTATGACTGGGTCATTGACTCTAAGTGATCACCCTGGAGTACTAAGCGGAGCTGGTATTGTTAATGGCAGCGATGATTTACAAGCCGCAACAAAATATTACGTAGATAATAACACCTATTATAGTGAAATCAATTTATACGTTTCAACAACAAAAGGTGACGATACACAAAAAAATACTCCTGCCGGTCGAGAAGGCAGAGCTTGGCACTATGCTTATAAAACTATTAGCCAAGCCTGTTTACAAGCAGAAAACCTAATTAATTTAGCGTTCGGTATTCCTGGACCTTATCAACAAACTATCGAATATACTGTTGGGCCTACAACATATAAAAGCCAAATCTTAAGTATTGGCTTTACTGGAGGCAATATCGGAATTCAAGGATTCTCCGATGCCGCAAGTTTATTAGAAGCTAACAAATCATTTATCCAAGCTGAAACTATTGCTTACCTAAATCAAAAATATGTTAACTCGTTTACCTTTAATCAATTGCAATATCTCCAAATTATGGAAAATATTGTTAACGGAGTCGCATATGACTTAGTATTAGGTACAAACTTTAACAGTATTACGCAAGCTAGTATTTTATTACTTCCAAATAATGTTTCTATATCTGGAAACTTGACTACTATATTGGCTGCCATTAAAGATGCCGAAACTCAAATATTAAACTTTAGCTATAGTACTGCAAATCTACAAACTTATTTAGATTTAGTAATAACTGCACTAAGTTATGATTTGTTATTAGGTACCAATTACGGTGGTATTCAGGTAGGACTTGCATACAATCAATACAATGTTGGATTAGAAATAACTCCTACAGTAGTAAATCCTACTGTTATAGGAACAAGTGGTGTAGCTTCTGCTACAGCATGCGCTATTATCGGAACAACACTTACTATAAGCGGAACAATTACTGGTACATTTGCCCTTGGAATGTCTTTATCAGGAATAGGAATTACAGCAGGAACAACTATTACAGCATTTGTTTCAGGCTCAGGCGGAACTGGAACATACACAGTAAGCATTAGTCAGACTGTAACTTCAACTGCGATAACAGGAACTAATAACACAGTATTGTTATCAAGTATTGAAACATTAGTTCTTGATAATGCCATTACATTTAATGGAACAATCGGCAATGTTGTTCAAGGAACTACTTATTATATCCTTTCTATTAATAGTACCTATAACAGTATTACTATTGGCACATCTATTACTGGGTCTGTGTTAAATCAACAAACGGTAACTCCTTCTACTACTATAGAAGCAGATACAACTGCACCAAGCGAAATTGCAGGCGTATTGGAAAACTTGTCCAATGCTATTCAATCTTCACCAATTGTATCTACAAGTCCTACAATAGTTGCTCGAGTTAATACAATTATGAACACCATTATCGGTGTTATCAATTCTGGTGCAACTAGTAGTGTAATTGTCGAAGGTGCTACTATACCTACTCCGTTGTTCCCATCAACTTCTCTTACTACAACAGGACAAGTTAGTGCCGCAACTCTATTGATGGAAAATATTCCATTTATACAAGCAGAAGTCACAGCATATTTACTTGCTAACTACCCCACTGTTAACTATAACACAACTTATAGTAAACGAGATATTGAATTTTTAGTGTGGAGCATCACCTATGATTTAATGTATGGTGGTAACAGCCAATCTGTATATGCTGGATTACAATATTGGATTAACGGAAGTTTACAACTATTATCATACCATCAGGCTGCCTGTGTTGCGGCAATTGGATATATTAACACGTTAGCTCAAGCAATTATTAATAATTATTCTCCCGTAACTCTTTATCAAACAACTGTAATACAATATATTAATAGCACATTAACAGGTGGTGGAACATCATATGTAAACGGTGGTTCTACTAGTATTTCTAGTTCCATTAGTGCAAATATTGCTTTAATTCAAAGTATTGTTGGTGCAGGTAGTTATGCGACAGCCGTTAGTACAGCTTCTGGAAGAGTAGCTCCAACTACAAGTGTAGCTTCTAGTATATTGCAAACTGCTGTAGGTGGAACTATTGTTCCAGTAATAACAACCACATTTAATAGCGGTGGACTTCAAAATTCAAATACGTTTACAGTTAATAGTGTAACTGGAATTGTAGTAGGTATGTATATATCTGGTACTGGAATTCCTTCCGGTGCTGTAGTTTCTACAATCAACAATACAACTATTACTATGAGTAGCGGCGCAACTGCACAAGTTGCAGGAACTATAACATTTACGTTTGGTAATTCTGAGTCAATTAATTATTCTACAAATATATCGACTTTCAATTCTGGAGCTGTAACTTTTATTAGCAATAATTATCCAGTATTAAATGATCCAACACAACAAACTAATATTAAAACATTGTTTAATACTATTACTGGATTATTAACAAATGGTATTGGGGCCCGTGTTACACCTACATTTACACCTCCAACTGGATTATCTAATGGCGCATTAGTTTCGCAAAACGCTATCATTGCTAATATTGGATTTATTACTAACGAAGTAAATGCTTACTTGGTGAATACAAATCCATCTATAATAAGCGATCCTAATTATAGTTCAACTAAATCTACAAGAGATTTAACTTATGTATTAGAAGCTATTGCATATGATTTAACTTATGGTGGCAATGCGGCTACAACACAAGCAGCCAACAATTACGTCATTAATAATATAAACGTATTGAGTGGTAATTTATCAACAGAATGTGTTGACGGATTAACTCATGCTGCCAATGTCGTAGAATCAATTATAGTAAACAGCGCGGTGTATCCTAGCGCAGGAAACTATATTAGTATTATTGGAACTAGCGGATCTGGAAGTGTTGCTACATTAACTTTCTCAACACAAAGTGTTGCTCCATTTAGTACCAATCAAATTATATGGATTCAAGGTTTAACACCAACTGGATATAATGGTTATCAAACTGTAATATCTTGTACAACATCGACTGTAACTTTTAGTAGTGCGGCAACTGGTTCAATAGTGACTAGTAACTTGGCAGGAACAATTACATTAAGTACAACAAATACAAACACATTTACTTTAAACACTGCTACTACTTTAGTAGTAGGACAAAAAGTTACAATCACAGGTACTTTTAGTACTGGTAGTTTATCTGGTTATACATCAGGATCTGTTTATTATATTACATCTACTAACGGTTCTACAACATTTAGTTTATCAACAACTCCTAACGGCACAAATGTTGTGGCAACTGCTAGCACAGGAGCAATTAGTGGATTGGTATTCAACGTTACATCTCCTGGTTTAATTACAACTCAAGTTGGAAATAGTGCATGGGCACCAGTTGGTTCTCCTCCAGTTGCTCCTGGTTCAACTCAGACTACTAATATTACTAATTTGTTTAATATAGTAACAAATGCTATTACTAATAGTGTAACAACTACAGCTACATATCCTGTTATTAATACAACAATATTCAGTAATAGTTTAGTCTCTACATTTGATATTATAACAAATAATGCGTATACTATTTCTAACAATGTAGTAAATTATTTGGCCGTTAATTTTGCAGGCGGTTATAGTTATAATGAAGCACTATGCTATAGAGATTTAGGAACTATTGTTAACGCATTAGTAATGGATTTATTATCTGATGGAACATATCAAAGTATTTTATCAGGCAAGAGTTTCTACAAAAATGCTAGTGCATTGAACGTGTTCAATCATACTCCAAGTCTAGATGCATTTGAATTTGCATTTGGAGATGGGACATACGGACAAACCATTAATGGCAGTACAGACAATTTAGGATTAATCTTCCAAGTATTAAATCAAACTAGCCAAACTAGATATCAAGCATTAGTTACACAACAAACCAATGCCACATTAAGTTCTAGTTACAATGCTACCACAGGTACTAATACTGCTAGTGCAACTTTTTCAAGCATATCTGGAACTACATTAACAGTAACTGGCCTGACTGGAACATTAGTTCCTGGAATGGTTATTACAGGAACAGGATTTACTTCTAGTCAATATATCGTATCGATCAGTAGTCCTAGTGTTGTAGTAATAAGTGCTACACCTAACACAACTCCTAGCGGTACATTAACATTTACTGCAACTGCATTAACTCAAATTAATTCTAATGTTGCTACAATTCTAAGTATTATCAATAATGGTATAGGAGCCGCTCCTACACCAAGTTATGGTTCAGGCTACTATACAGTAACATTTAATAATGGGGGCAATGGTAACGTAGATCAAGGTGCATCTGGTGATACAAAAATATTACCTTCCATGATTTTAGTAGGAGATGCAGGTGGAGCATATGGTAATATTGTTAGCTATACTTCAGGCGGTAGCGTAAGCTATGACACCATAAAGTTTAGTATGAGCCGGCCACAGGCATTCTTTCAGTATGTTCCTACTACGGCTACTGGAACTATTAGCACATACACATTAACTGTTGCTTCTACAACATATACCACTCCGTATTTAGGTACTTGTAATATAATAGTAGGAATGGGAGTAACTGGTAGCGGAATTGCTCCCGGATCAACTGTTACTGTAATCAGTGGTAATACTATTACTATAAATAACCCTCTTACATCAGCAATTAATGCCGGAGCTGTTATATTTGGTGAGCAATTAGATTTTGGTGCTAGTGTTGCTGATACAAATATCACAATTTTTGTAGAAAGCGGAATTTACTACGAAGACTATCCAATCAAATTGCCAGCACAATGTACTATTGCAGGAGACGATTTCCGTCGAACAATTATTCGTCCATTAAATCGTATATCACAAAGTCCTTGGCGTAGTATATTCTTTTATCGTCAATCTGTATGGGATGGACTACAAACAGGTTTAATTAACTTTGCTACTGATTATGCAGTTATAGCAAATACTACATTAACACTAAGCGGTACTACTCAAAACATCACGGTTACATTAGGAGCCGGACAAGCGCAAGCAAATTGGGTAGGATTAATTATCACAGATACAACTAGTGATACAGGAGTTAATGGAAAGGCTGTTATTAATACAGTAAGCGGTAATACTATGAATTGTACCGTTATCTATCCATTCGCTGCCATAACTACATATGCGACTGGCCAGTGGCACATGTACGGTACTGTTAATTACGGACGTCATTACTTGTCTGATCCGTTAGACATTACAAGTACTCCATTGAATAATAAACAAATGGACGTATTCCTTGTTAATGATGCTACACGTATTCGTATGATTACTGCACAAGGGCACGGCGGCTTCATGATGGTATTTGACCCGGAAGGACAAATTCTAAGTAAATCACCTTACTGTCAAGAATCTGCTAGTTTTTCACAAAGTATTAATAAGCAAACGTTTGCGGGAGGTATGTTAATTGACGGATTTGCCGGACGTTTATTTGGTACAATTACCGGTATTGCTAATAGTGGTTATCAATTAACTGTTACTGGTTCGTTGAACAGCGGTCTTGATGTAAGAGCACCGGGCACTCCAACAGCATTCTATGTACAAGGTTTCCGATATCAAGTTGATAATGTTTTAAGTTACAATCAACCTTCTTACACAGTCGTAATACAATTAGATACTGCAACTCCTTTTATTCCTCCGACTACATTTGGTGGTTCTAATATTACTTTAAGCACCAATATATCGCAAATTATTCAAGCATTGGCTTATGATTTGGCGTTGACTTCTGTAGCAACTATGAGTTCTAGTTCTATTGGTGGAACAACATTAACTGTTGGGACACTAACTTCGGGAACTATATTTACTGGTATGATATTAACTGGAACTGGTATTCCTACCGGAACTTATATCACTGGAAATATTAGTGGTACTGGAACTGGAAGTACATGGAGCATCAATACTACATTAAGTATTAGCTCTGAAACAATTACTGGTACATATTATTCTAACTATAATACAGTTAAAGTTGGATTATATTATACATTCACTGCTTACAATGTATCTGGATTCCCACAAGAAGTTTTAACTCAAGCTATTTCGTATGCCGGAAGTTTAATTGGCAATTTAAGTATTAGTACTATAAGCGGACAAATTCTAAATAATAATATTCTATTAATCAATAATATTATTGAAAATGCTATTGATAATAATTCCACTCAGGCCGCATTTATTCCTACACCTCAATATCCGATACCAACTGGAAGTACATACACATCTGACAACTATTTGGCAGCGAGAATATTACAAGCTAATAGATCATTTATTCAAAATGAAATCAGCGCATATATCGCTAACTACACAAATGTAAGTGCATTATCAGGCTATAGCGCATTAAAATCACAAAGAGATATTGGTTACATCATTGACGGTTTAACGTATGACCTATTATATGGTGGAAATAGTTCTACATATGATATTGCATTACAATATTGGGTCGGTGGTGCTAGTGTGTTGGGGTCAACTGCTACAACAACAACTTGTATAGCATCATTTGCTAGACTTGCTGGAATATTACCTAGTATTATTGCAAACACATTAGTCGTAGTTTCAACAGGAAATAATGCAACACAAAATATATCTATTCAAACTCCAGCAAGTCCATCGACACAAAGTACAAAATTAACTGGATTAGTTACAATTCTATCTGATTATGTAGCCGACGGAGTATGGAATTTAGGTGAGACTAGAACATTACCGACTCTTAGTAATAGTGATTTAACTACTATCACTAGTGGTACATCAGGTATATTATCAAGTGTTGGAACATATGTAAGTAATGGCGCAGGTATTAGTATCAATCTAGAAACTGCTGGTAACCGTTCAATGTTAGCCAATGACTTTACACAAGTTAACGATTTAGGTTACGGTATCATTAGTGCCAATACTGGGTTAACAGAACAAGTTTCAACATTCACTTATTATAACTACACAGGTTTCTGGGCATTAAATGGTGCTCAAGTACGTGCTGTCGCTAGTTCAAATACGTTCGGTACATACGGTTTACGTGCTACCGGTTCAGATATCACAGAGTTACCAAATGCTGTTAACATGTCTCAAGACATGGTACAAAGTGCTCGTGTTTATAATCAAGGAAAATTCTACGGTACAATGGTTGCTAGTAGTTCAGGCAGCCAATCGTTAAGTGTCTATATTATCGGTTACACATACCCTCCTTATAATACTAGTGAATTAGAAATTGATCACACGTTAGCTGGCGGTGGTATCACACGTTACGAAATTAGTACAATTGCACATACTGGTGTTACCATTAACGGACAAAACGTGTTACAATTGACATTGAGCACTGCTGGAACTGATAATACAACCAGTTCAGGTCTAGCATATAATTTGTACGATGGGCAAGTTGTAACTATTCGTGCGTTACAGAATATTTTATTCTACAATATTAGTAATGTAAAACCAGTTCGTCCAAGTACTGCGTTACAGTATTCTAATAATTTAGGTTCTATCTATCGTGTTATTGCGTATGTATTAACAGCATCGACTGGTGAATTATTACCAGCTCACCAATCTGTATTACAAACTGATGAATCATTCAGTTACTATTTGTTTACAGTTGATGCAACAAATCAAAATCAAGCAGATACAACTGTTACTCAAGCAACTGGCACAGTATCTACATGGAGCAGTCCAACATTAACTATTACTGGTGTTACTGGAACTACTGTAACATTTACAGGTACACTAAGCGGATCAACGTTGACTGTTACCGCAGTAAGTTCAGGTACAATTGTTCCTGGAATGGTTATTACTGGTACTAGCGTTACAAGTGGAACTTATATCGTTGCCAATGCTAGCGGTTCAGCTTATGCTAGCGGTGGCGGAACAAGTACATGGACATTGAATCAAGTCGCAACAGGTACACCTACAACAGGCGGCCCAATCATTGTTGGGTCATATATTGGAGGTTATGGATGGAATGGACAGAAAGTTACTGCGGCAAGTGTGTCTGGTACTACTTGGACTTTAACTTTATCTGCCACTCCTGTTCCGACTGTACTTCCAGTAGGAAAAGTTTATTTCTCAACTAACACACAAGGTTCTACAACAGGAGATAATAAAGTAGCAGTATTGCAAATTAGTGACGCACCAACTATTTCGCAAATTAATACTGGAACTTATATATTTGGTTGGAACGGTCGTACACATCGTATTATTCAATATGTACAACCAACATACGTTGCAACTGGTCAATACTACAGCTATACTGCTGTTGGAAGTGTATACACATTAGTTGTTCAAGGTGTAGCAGGAACTCCTACCGTAGGACAAATTGTAACAGATGCTACTCATACTGCATTTAATGGAACTCAAACTATTAGTAGTGTAACTACTATTACATTACCTGGCACTAGCAATGTTCAATCTACAATTATATTAAGTTCGGCAGCATTAACAACACCATCTGGAACTATTACATTTGGTGGTGCGAATACTAATGGATACTTACAATTAGATTCTAACCCTGTTGTAAACATCGGTGCTACTGGTAACTCTAATGTTTCTGCAATGACTTATGTTAGCAATACTTTAGAAACTGGCAGTGCATCTAGTAAAATAGTAACATTTAATATTCCATATAACACTCTGTTATCTTATCCTCCTGTTGACAGTATGTTGACTGTTGTAGGCAATAGTAACAGCAATTATAATGGAAATTATCAAGTATCCGGTATAACAAATCTTTCAACTATTACAATCACTGGATCAACTTCTAGTTTATCAGTAGGTATGGTAGTTACTACAACTACTACTGGTGCATTTATACCTAGCACAACAACTACACCAAGTGGCGCAACTATTATTCAATCTATTGTTAATAGTAATACATTCACTGTAAATCCTGCTTGCTGGATTCCAAGTGGTACAACACTTACTTGTCAGACTGTTGCGACAGTTCAACAACTTATAATTTCCAATGCAGGTTCTGGTTATACTCAAAATCCGACACTTACATTTACAGGCGGTGGTGCATCAGCGCAAGCGATTGCCACTGCGACAGTAACTAATGGTGTAATTACTAGTGTTTCTTTAATAAGTCCTGGGGTTGGATATACAAGTGTACCAACCATTGTTATCAGTGGTAATTCGGGTAGCGTTTTAAGTACTACTACTGGAACAAACTTAGTTACGTTGGCAAGCACTTCTGGATTGTCATTGTATCAAACTATTACGTTTGGTGGAACAACATTCGGCGGATTAACTGGCGGTGGATTAACTGGTACAGTAACTTCTACAACCAATGTTGGTAATTATATTACATTAAACAATGTTGCTAATTTAGTTGTTAACCAAGCAATTACATTCAGTGGAACCATTATCGGTGGTTTGACTATTAACGCAACTTATTATATTTTAACAATTAATACAGGCACTAATCAAATTACAATTAGTACTACAGTTGGCGGTACTACACAACCTGTTTCTGTAGGAACCGGAGTAGCAATGAGCTGGTATGTATCGGCTACAAATTATTATATTGCTAGTATTAGTGGTAACAATATTACTGTTAGTAGTTCATATAGTAACGCATTAGCGGATGCTGTAGTTTCACTTACAAGTGCTAGCGGCTCAGCTATGACATGGAGTACTCCAGGTAATGGTGTAATCACTGCTGTTCTTACTAGCAGTCCAGTTAGCGTTGTAACAAACTCTTCGACTGTCGATACTTTACAAATGAGTTTATTGTATCCTACTGATCCAGGAACAGCTGGAACTGTAAGTTCAACTGCGGTTACAGCTACAACTGTTGATGCTACAAGTACAATTAATAGTAGTGGTGTATTCACAGTTGGTACAGTTAGTTCAGGAACTGTTGCATCAGGTATGGTATTAACAGGTAGTGGTGTAGCACAGTTAGGTTCATATGCTATTACCGGAGTTGCTAGTTCAGGTACAACTGCTACATTAACATTTGCTACAACAACTACTGTAAACTTTGCAGTAGGTCAAGTTATCACTGTAACAGGCATCACACCAACAGGATATAACGGCGATTATATTGTAACTGCGGCTACAGCAACTACAGTACAATATACAACTAGCGGATCTAATTTAGGCAGTTCAGGCTTTGCTAGTGGGGCAGGTTCAGTTATCAGTAATGTATATACTTACATTAGTGCCAATATTAGTGGAAGTGGTGCTGGTAGCACATGGCAAACTAAAACCAGTATGGGTACTAACTTTTCAGTAAGTTCAACATCTATTACTGGTACAAATAATTTAGTAACATTATCAACCGTAAGTAATTTAACTGCTGGAAATGTCATAACATTTAGTGGTTCAACTTTTGGAAATATTTCAACATCTGCAACTTATACTATTACAGAAGTAGTAGGGTCTACCGTAAGTATTAGTGCAACAAGTCCGTTAGTTAATTTAGCATTAACGAATGGATCTCCAGGTGTAACTCCATTGAGTTTCTATTCTCCTGCATATGGATATGGAGCTCAGGAAACTATTCTAAGTGCTGGAACACCAACCTTAGTAGGAGGCGGCGGATCTTATGCCGCATATTATAGTGTTGCATTTACAATTAATACACAATCATCCGCTCCGACAACTGGTTTATATTATTATGTAAACGGCAATACAAATGGGTTGTACAATGGTTACTACTATTGTGCTTCTAGTACAACATCAAGTATTACATTATATTATCCATATAACCCAAATGCTAATGGTGGAAGTTTCGGTTCTAGTTTAACTACAATACAAGCAGAAGTAACTAGTGGTAGTGCTACAAGTATTGGTATTAGTAAACCATTTAATCCAACTCTTCAAACTACATTGCGTATCGGTTACGCTCAAAATGCTCCAGCACAAATTACACAAAATATTAGTACTTGCCGTGCAACTGGACATGATTTCTATCAAATTGGAACTGGCGGTTATGTAACTAGTAACTATCCAAATCCTGTTTACGGTAACCCTGTTATTTTACCGGTACAAAGTCAACAGATTAAAGAAGAAACTATCGGTCGTGTATTCTATGTAAGTACAGACGAAAATGGTATTTTTAACGTAGGACGTTTCTTCCGTGTTGACCAAGGTACTGGTACTGTTACATTTAGTGCAAGTATCGCGTTAAGTAACTTGAGCGGTTTAGGATTTAAGAAAGGTGTTGTTATTCAAGAATTTGCAACTGATCCAACGATGAGTGAAAACGGATCAGATGTTGTTCCAACACAAAGTGCTGTTACTGGTTATATTAACTATCGTTTAGGATTAGACGGATCTAGCAACCCTGTTGCGGCAAGTAGTTTAATCGGCCCAGGATTCTTGGCATTAAGTGGTGCGTTACCTATGAAAGGTTCGCTCAACATGTCAAACAACAGTATCGGTAATCTTGTAATGCCTACTGGTGCAAACGCTAGTATATATGATGCTGTTAATAGAACTTACGTAGATAGTAGTTCTGCTTCATTAAATTCTTTATATAAATTAAATGATGTTGCTATAAAAGCTACTGCAACTTATAATGGATCTAGCGTAAGCGGTGGGCCAACAATATATACAGTACAACTTGTTAATGTTTATGGTACCATTGAACCAGGTATGATAATTACTGGAACAGGATTTACTGGTGGGCAAACTGTATTAACAGCAAACATTGTCACAGTTAACCAATCAGCAGGTGGTAGTGGAAATATTACTGTTAGTGCTACTTGGAGTCCAACTCCAAGTGGTACTTTAACATTTACTACGGAAGCTAGTGGAAACTTCTTAGTTTATGATGCAGGATTAGGTCAATGGACTAATGCTGTATCGCCGACTGGCACAAATAATAGTAATCAAGTTGCTATTTCTTACACACCATATAACACTGGAACATACACTCCTGGTTATTTAACGGCAACTATTCAAAGCGGTGTTATTGTTAATAGTATGGTAAGCTCGACTGCTGCCATTGCACAAAGCAAAATATCATTAAATTCTGCAAGTACATTGCCAGCAACTAGTGTAGTTATTGCTGGAACTATTAGTGGCACTACTTTAAGTATTACTGCAAATGCAGGTACATTAGCTGTTGGCATGGTGCTAAGTGGGGGTACTGTACAATCTAATACTGTTATTGTTTCAGGACCATCTGTAGGAACTGCTACTAGTTCTTCTAGTACATGGACCGTAAGTATTAGCCAGACTGCAACAGGTATCACTGGTGCATCTATTACTCAAGCTAATTTAGGTGTAGCAGTTTACAATAGTAATCAATTTACATCTTCAAGTGGATTAATAAGCCTAGCAACCACGGGTGTTACTCTTTCAAACATTCAACAAATTGCCACTGGAACTATTTTAGGAAATCGTAGCGGAAATTCAACAAGTCCAACAACAATTACTCCTGCCAATGTAATAACTGATGGCGGCGGTATGTTCCAATCATCGTTCAGCGGCAGTGGTGTTCTTACTCAAACTGGCACTGGTACTGGTTATTCTATAACACCAGTTTCTGCAACTGGCGGATTGAATTCGATTGTTAAAACAGACAATAGCGGTAATATTACTTCGTCTACTGCTTATTATTTCGGTAGTAATAAAGTTGTTTCAACTGCAAGTAGTACAATAAGTTATTTTACACCTGGCCAATTTACGTTTATGACTTCGCAAGATCAGTCAGGTCCAAGTTGTATAACTACGCTGAATGGCGGAGTTACTGTTACTGGAAACTTATATGCTAGTTCTATCGAAGCAGGAGCGTTGGCTTCCAGCCCAGGAACATTGACAGGTGCTTGGCAAGTTGCCAATGGCAGTTCTATTAATGTTAGTGCATTAGGCGGTACTCTAATTTCTAATAATTTAAGTTCAGGCGGTACAACTACTGTTGGTACATTAACAGGTAAATGGCAGTTATATAGCGGTAGTAGTATCGATACTACTAGCGGAACTTTATCTGCAGGTACTATTACATCAACTACTAGTACGATAACTTCTGTTTCAGTAACTGGACCAGCAGGACAGTTAACTATTACTTCTGGAACTTATTTGATAGGTCAAGCAATTACCGTATCTGGAACATTATCTGGTAATGCAGGTGGTATTGTTTCTGGATATACTTATTATATCATGGCTGTTACAAGTACCACTAATATTCAAATTACTGATACTTATGTACATGCATGTGCAGGAAATGCCGCTCTTACAACTACAGGTACTACAACTACTGGATTAACATTTACATTGTATGGAAATTCTAGTATTGGAACAAATTATGGTTTAGACACAAGATCTGGAGTATTGTATACAACATCTCTCAATACTGGAAATGCTAGCACAGTTGGCGAAATCACTGGTACATGGAATATTGGAAATAATAGTACATTACAAGCAACATACGCTGACTTGGCAGAAAATTACGAAGGTGATCAACAATACGAGCCGGGTACAATATTAGTATTTGGTGGTGATAAGGAAGTTACAACAACTGACCAAATTAATGATACACGTTTAGCAGGTGTAGTAACTACTAACCCAGCTTACGTAATGAACAAAGAACAAACAGGTATTGCAGTTTGTATTGCACTAGCTGGTCGTGTTCCTGTTAAAGTAGTTGGTCGTGTTAAAAAAGGTGATATGTTAACAACAAGTGCAACACCTGGATATGCTGTTAAGGCATTAAATCCAACATTAGGTGCAGTTCTTGGTAAAGCATTACAAGACAAAGACTACGGTGAAGCCGGAGTTATCGAAGTAGCCGTAGGGAGAGTATAATGACACAAGAAATTATCAACACGGGTGCCAGTCCAAACGACACATCTGGGGATCCAATTCGTACAGCGTTTACTAAAGTAAACAACAATTTTACTGATTTATATCCCCAGGCGACTCCTCCTACACACAGTACAGGAAAATCAGGCGATACAGCAGGAATGATGGCGTTTGACGGCACTTACATTTATTTCTGCACAACATCTTATACTACTGGAACAGTTAATATTTGGGTACGCATGACATATCCAGCTGGAACTTGGTAAATACTAAAACGAGCAGAATAATATGACCAAACAGACAATTAACTTAGGAACATACGCAAACGACGGAACCGGTGATGATTTGCGTACGGCATTTACTAAAGTCAATAGTAATTTTACTGATTTGTACACACAACTTAGTACATTTAATGGCACTAATATCGGAGCTGGACAGGGTATATTTTCAGCAGAAACTGCTGGGATATTAAGTTTTAAAAGTATAACAGGCAGTGGAACTATTACAGTATCATCTACTAGTAATACTGTAAACATAGCAGGATCGACAAGTTTAATAACAGATTCTAATCCGCAATTAGGAAATAATTTATCATTAAACGGCCATAATATTACTGGTGCTGGCGATATAGAAACAACAGTTTGGGGAATAGATGTTCGATCACTTAACAATCAAATTAATACTATTCTGTCAGGATCAATTGGCGATCAAGGTACATTTACTTCACCATTGAACACTAGTTTTGATTTAGGAACCTTTTAAGGTAGGAGAAAAAATAATGGCATTACAATTAAGAAGAGGAACAAACTCAAATAGAACAACAATAACTCCAGCACAAGGCGAGTTAGTATATGTTACAGATTATTCCTCACAAAACGTATCTCCTCTTTACATAGGTGATGGGTTAACGGCAGGCGGAAATCCGGCCGGTGTATCAAGTATAAACGGATTATTCGGTGCTGTATCAATTACTACTAATTCTATTCCAGAAGGTGGCGGACTTGGAAATAATGAATATTTTACCGTTCACCGTGCGGCCGATGCAGCCGGTGCTATGATTCAAGGAGGTGTACTTAGTAATATTTTAATTTCTTACAATAGCACTACACATACTATTACAATTAGTAATCCAAGTATAATTCAATCAGGTACTGCAAATAGTTTAGCTTATTGGGCTAGTAACGGAACAACATTAAGTCCTAGTTCTAGTATGACATGGAACGAAACTGCTAACTTATTACAAAACGTTAACGGTACTATCCAAGTTGTTGCAAATAATAGCAACAGAAATGTAATTATTGCAGATACATTTTATACCGGAACTACTGGTAATGCAATAACCATTAGAAGAGCCAGAGGTACTAATATAACTCCTACTGCGTCTGCAAATGGCGATAGCATTGGAGGTTTTGACTGGTATGGTTACGATGGAACTCAATACGGACTTGCGGCTAGTATTAGTGCCGATGTTGTAGCAACTCCTACAAACAATTCAGGTATTATAGCTGGAGAGTTATTTTTCACTGTTACTAATACTTCCGGGCAACAATTGAGCTTAATGCGTCTAGTAAATACAGGTATCTTATCAATCGGACCTACTACTGGAACTGATCCCGGTACTGGATCTGTAAAAGTAACACAAACTGTTTCAGGTGGTACTAGTGGTTATGTATTTTCAGGAACTAATTATTATACTGACGCAAATGCGGCAACTATTAGATTAACAAAAAATAGAGGAACATATCAAACTCCAACAGTTGTTGTTCAAAATGATGGATTAGCAAATATAAATGCATATGGATACGATGGCGCGGCTACTCAATTAGCTGGGCAAATAGCTGTTATTGTTGATGGCACAGTTAGTAGTGGAAAAGTACCCGGGGCTATTACATTTAGCACTGCAACTAGTAACGGTGTATTGACTCAAGCACTAACAATCGATCATACACAAAATGCAACATTTGCCGGAACTGTCACAGCTGGTACACGTATTAGTGCAGTTACTCCTGGTAACTATACCGTTGATGCTAGTTCTGTGTCTAATCAAGTAACATTAAGTATCGGCGGTACTGTGGCCTTTGCAAACTTTTCAGGAAGTATATTAGTTAACTGTTATAATTCAGGAACAGTAACTCAGTATCTATGTGGTGGTGGTACTACACCTGTTGCAGTAGGTTCTTCAAAAGGATCTGCTACAGGTACTATGGCGTCTACTTCAGGAATTAGTGGGTATACATTCACTGCTACAGAAGCAGGAGTTCATAGTTTTTATGTAATCAGAACACGAACTGGTGCTTAAGGAATAACAATGGCTTTAAATGTCTGGACCGTAAGTTCTGGTACAAGTCTAGGATCTTTTCCGGAAGAAGACACCCTTAGCATTGCACTGCCAGTACAAAATACTACAGGTATAACATTTAGTGTTATATCTGGTGCGTTACCTGGCGGAACACGTATTAACGGTACCAATATAGAAGGAAATCCTTATATTGTAGCTAACAATACAAATTATAGCTTTTGTATTCGTGCCACCGATGGCACACAGATTTCCGATCGTACATTTTTTATAACTATTACTGGAAATAATCAACCTCAATTTATTACGGCGGCTGGAAGTCTTCCTATTGGACCGGCAAAACAGTTATACGTGTTAGACCAAAGTTTAGTGAACTATCAAATAGAAGCATTTGATTTAGATGTGGCTATTGGTCAAACTCTTACTTATTTTATAGGTAATAATGATGGAGCATTGCCTAACGGTCTTACATTAAGTCCAAGCGGTGTAATTAGTGGTTATATAGAACCTGTGGTAAAAATAACTCCGGCAGATGGAACTGGTACGTATGATGAAAGTTTTTACGATGCAGTAGCTTACGATTTTGCCAATTTACCTACAGACGGTTTCGATAGTTATTTGTATGATGATGTATTTTATGATTATAACATGGCTAGTGCGCCGCCAACTACTTTAAACGCAAATTATCAATTTAAAGTAACAGTAACCGATGGCGTTAATTATGCTCAACGTGTATTCAATATATTTGTAGTAGGTACAGATCAGTTCCGTGCAGATAATACAGCATTTAATGGTGTTGCTGATAGTTTTAGTGCAGATGCTACTTACTTACGTTCTCCGGTATGGATCACTAATAGTAATTTAGGAACGTATAGAGCAAATAATTATTTGACAATTCCAATTGTATTATATGATAATACCGATGTTCTTTTTAGATTAGAAATAACTAATGAAGAAGTATATGCAGTAAGTTCTCAAGTACTTCCTACAGATAATGCAGTAAGTCAAGGATTTTATGGAACACTTACTAGTAATAGTAATGTAATTAATAATGTAATAAATGCCAATAGATATTCTATTGGACAAACTATTACTGGGGAATATATTCCTTCTAATTCTACTGTTACATCAGTAACTACTAGTTCTATTACAATTTCTGAAACAGTAGGATTGTTACCAAGCAATACAATTATTGTTACAGGAATTACAAGTTTATCTGGTACATTTGCTTGTGTAAAATTAACTAATACGTTAGTATACGGACAATCGATTACTATTACAGGATCGAATACAGGAACTGGCAGTATTACTGGTTATAGTTCTGGAAATATATATTATGTCGTAGGAACTCCAACATCGAAATCATTTCAACTTTCAACTACACCTGGCGGAAGTCCTATTTCAACATCTATAGGAACTCCTTCTAATCTCATATTTACAGCAAGTGTTACTATACAATTACAATATGGTGGCAATCAACTTACAGTAAGTAATGTAAAAGGAACAATAGAACCAGGTCAATTCTTAACTTTTGACAACTATCTCGATGGTGCAGACGAAACTATCTATCAAATTGAATCTGTTACTCCTTTGATCAATAATCAATATAGAATAACATTATATACTACTGGAACTGTAACTTATTCTAATAATATTGTACAATCATTAGTTCCTCTAAAATTAAATATACCTAATGGAACACCTTTTTATATAGGGTCGTTAAGTACATTGCCAGCTGGCATTAAGTTTGATATAGCATCTGGAAATATTTACGGAAAAATACCATACCAACCTCAGGTTACACAAAGTTATGAATTTACTATAACTGCTACGAGGTTGGGAGATAATATTACAGAATATTTAAATTCTAGTAAAACATTTAATCTCACGTTATTAGGTGATGTTAATAGTCAAATTACTTGGAATACTCCAAATAATTTAGGAATTGCACCTGCTGGATATATTTCTAATCTATCTGTAAATGCAAGTACAAGCGTACCTAATGCAATTATAAGTTATAATTTAGTTAGTGGAACATTACCTCCGGGATTAACATTAAGTTTAGACGGGGAGATTTTAGGAACTATAAATCAATATGCAAATAATTCAACTGGAACACTTGGTGTAACTATATTCGATGGCGGATTACTCACATTCGATCAAACAAATACTACACTTGATAGAACATTTACATTTACAATTAAAGCAAGCGATCAATATAATTATAGTGCAGTAACAAGAGAATTCACTTTATCAATTACTACACCTAATACTGTTCCTTATAGTAATATTGTTACTAAACCATATTTGAAAGCTTCTCAAAGATCTGCATGGTATGATTTTATTAATAATCCATCGATATTTACTCCGGGCAGTATTTACAGACCAAATGATAGTAATTTTGGAATACAAACAAGTTTAACTATGCTAGTGTATGCCGGTATACAAACAGAAGACGCATCAGCATATATAGGCGCTATGGGTTTGAACTTTAAAAAGAAACGTTTCCAATTTGGCAATGTTGAAAAAGCATTAGCGATAGATCCAAACACAGGAAATGAAGTATACGAAGTTATATACGTTCAAATGATAGATCCGTTAGAACCAAATGGTTTGCATTTGCCATTAAAAATAACTAGCGATTTAGGCACAGAATCTGATAAAATAACCGTAGACAATAGCACTATATTTTATGATGCAACTATTTCTGATTTAACTATTAACGTTCCATTTGACCGAAGAAATAATCCTCCGGTTACTGTAGACAGTACTGGATATGAAGTAAGTAATCCTAATCCTGATACATATTTTCCAAATAGTATTACATTATGGCAAGAACGATTATATCAAACCGTCGATCATTATGATGTAAACGGAAATCCTGTAGCAGGATTATCAGAACGTAATTATTTGCCATTATGGATGCGTAGTGTTCCCACTGGACAAAAACAACAAAGAGGATATACATTATGCGTACCTCTTTGTTTTTGCAAACCCGGAACCGCTGATACAATAATTTTAAACATCAAATATAGCGGATTTGAGTTTAATACAATAGATTATCAAATTGACCGCTTCATAATCGACTCTGTCACTGGTTATGAAGGCGATAAATATCTAGTATTTAAAAATGACAGAATAACTGTAGGATAACACATGACAAGCGCAATAAATTACTCAGCAATTAGCACCACATACCCAGTAGCAGGCCAAGATAACGATAGCCAAGGGTTTCGTGATAATTTCACAGCAATACAAGCTGGTTTAGCAGAAGCGGCTACCGAATTAACTGCACTTCAAAAAGTTGCTATTACTACTGCTGATTTAGCCACACAAACAACTCCTGTAGTTAATAACATGCTAGGTAGTACTCTTAACAACGGATTATTTTCACAATTTAATGGAGTATTTTTTAACGGTGGTACAGCTACTAGCGCATCTATTAACATTAACAACGGCCCTGCACAACAATTTACTATTACAGGTTCTGGAACATTAACATTTACAAATTGGCCAGCAAGCGGATCATATGGTGTTGTTAGAGTTATTTTAATCGGTGATCAACTTACTACACATACAACAACATTTAGTACAGCAAATGCCGGTACACTTCGACCAGCAACAGGATGGCCTGGAGTGCAAGTTAGCACCCTTGCAACTGCTAGTACTCCAACAACTTTTACTTCAACTAGCAATTATGCAACTGGTTATACATTAACATTGTTAGGCACTACCACGTACACTGGCGGAATAACTTCTCCGACTGTTGGTATGATTGTTAGCGGTTCTGGTGTTCCTTCTAGTACATACGTTACTGCTGTTAATACTGCATCTTTCACTGGAACTATTAGTGGACAAATTCTTACGGTTACTGCAATAGGTTCTGGTACAATTGGTATCGGTATGCAAATAAGTGGCGGAACAATTTCTGGCACTAGCACTTATATCACATCTGCAATATCCGTAGTCAATGGCATCGGAACATATAATGTTAGTGCTAATCAAACTGTATCAACTGCAACAACTATTTCTGGAGTAAGTTATACTCTTAATAATAGTGTAACAGGCACTATTACTAATGGTTCATTAGGTGGTGTTGGTAATGTAATAACATTAAATTCTATTGCTAATATAATAACCGGTACTCCATTGTCATTAGGCGGAACGTTAGGAGGATTAGCAGTCGGTGTTTATTATGTTCTTGCTATTCCAAGTACTCCTGCCAATACTGTCGTAATAGGACAGCTCGGTGCATCATCCGGAGCGGCCGCTACTGTAACATCAACAACAAGTCAGTCTGTTGGTGTCGCGGCAGTTTCTAATTCGATTACGTTAGGTACTACTGGAAAATATGAAGTAATCGAAGCTTGGACCGTAAATGCAGGGTCTACTGTATTTTTAAAGAGCATAGGCGAATACTGATGCATCCATTATCCGGTGATTTAAGAGATTTAAAAGATTCCGAAATCGAAGCTAAGATTTCGGATTTAACCAATAAGTATTTTATGACTAGCAATACAATGCTTAAGAATCAAGTTGCCAGTTTATTGGAAGATTATAAACAAGAAATGAGTAAACGCAGGGCTTTACAACTAGAAAAAATGATGTCAAACCGTGATAAAACCCTTGACAAACTAATTAAAGTCAGTTAAACTATGCGCTATGCGCTTAGATAAATTCAGTAATCCTATTTTTAATTCACAAGATATATTCAAATTCCTTTATCAAGGAAAACTTACCAACCTCAAAGATCTTACAGTAGACTATACTGAAGACATCGAGCAGTTGGAACAAACTGCTGGTTTTACTTTTCAAAGGTTCAGTGAGCAGTTAGACCAACTTAGTATCGAAGACTTTGATTCGGCATTGCAATCCGATTGGTTTATGCCCGATGAGTACAGAGACTTTGATGTATCAAAATGGTGTTTGAGTCGTTGTACTACCGCTGAACAAGAAAAGCGTGTTATTGCAGAACTTCAAGCATATGAAGAACGCGGAATGACCCCGTTATTACAATGGACCAAACATTTTGTAGATACTTGCCACGAAAATGGTATAGTTTGGGGCGTAGGGCGTGGTTCTAGTGTAGCTAGTTTTGTATTATACTTACTAGGAGTTCATCAAATTGATTCAGTCAAATATAATTTAGACTGGCAGGAATTCTTGAGATAAGTAGTATTATATCTAAGGAGGCTATTATGCCAGTATATAAAAGTGCAAGAGGTAAAGAAGTTGACCTAAACAAATTGGTTGCAAGAAATGAACTCACACCAGCGGTTGGAAATATGAAGGTTAATGCCAGAGGCGATAAATTAGGCCCTGGCGGCAAAATTATTGCTAAACGTGAGCAACTACAAGCAGGTGGTACTGGAATTCACGATCAACAAATAGTTCAAGAATCCCCCGCAGTAGTAGGCGCTATCCGTAAAAAGAACGTAAAAGATATGGATCCAGAGGGTAATGAATGAGTAAAGTTTATCTAAGCAAATTAAAACCCATACGAGATAATATTGTTCTTACTGATATGGAATTTGGTGAAGAAAAAACAGCTAGTGGAATTTATATTCCTAGTCAAGATGGAAAATCCGAAGGTGTTAAAAGCCGTTGGGGGAAAGTTCATTCAGTAGGACCGCAACAAGAAGATGTTAAACCTGGAGAATGGGCGTTATTTGAACACGGACGGTGGAGTCGAGGTTTCACTGTGTTAGATGATGATGGTAACGAAATCATTATTCGCCGAGGCGATCCAAAAGCTATCTTAGCAGTAGCAGATGAAAAACCTAATGAAATTATTTACAGTAATGTAAGTACATCGAAAGTTCAAACATTTACACCAGATATGTTTGCACGTTAATCTTTCGAACAACAGGCCTCTAGACAAGGCCTGTTTTCACCTGTATAATTAGCAAAAGGAGAGTTGTATGGATATTCAACCTAAAGACACAAGTCGAGGACATTTTTATGTTAGCCTTGTAAAGAGTGTATTACGTGTCGGCGCTGGTGCATCTCTTATTATGATGGGATTACCCGAAGCAGGATGGTTGCTTATTGTAGCAGAAGCATTAGGCATTTTAGAGGAATTAGTATGAAAGAATTATGGGTAGAGAAATATCGTCCTAAGACTGTTGATGGTTATGTATTTAGAGATGATAATCAAAAGAAACAAATCTTACAATGGATTAAAGAAGGAAGTATTCCCCATTTACTCTTAAGTGGCAGTCCGGGTATTGGAAAAACTACACTTGCTAAATTATTATTAAATGAACTAAAAATTAGTGAATATGACTTATTAGAACTTAATGCTTCTCGAGAGCGAGGCATTGATGAGGTACGTGACCGTATTACGAATTTTATCAGAATGATTCCGTTTGGAGAATTTAAAGTTGTATTGCTCGATGAGGCAGATGCACTGACTCCTCAAGCCCAAGCGGCTATGCGTGGAGTTATGGAAGAATATTCATCCCATAGCAGATTTATTTTAACTTGTAATCACCCTAATCAAATTATTCCGGCTATCCACAGTCGTTGTCAACAAATGCATTTTAGCAGTATTGACCAAACCGAATTTACAGCTAGAGCTGCCACAATTCTAGTAGAAGAAGGTATCGAGTTTGATTTAGAAACATTAGATAATTATGTCAAAGCAACATATCCAGATCTTAGAAAATGTATCCAACTACTACAACAAAATTCAGCAGATAATACTTTAACATTACCTAATAAATCTGATACAGGGGTAGCAGATTTCAAGTTTGAAATGGTTGAATTGTTTAAAGCTGGTAAAATAACTGAAGCTCGTAAATTCCTTTGCGGAAAAGCAAGACCTGAAGAAATGGAAGATATATATCGTTGGTTATATAATAATATCGAAATCTTTGGCGACGAAGAACGTCAGAATAAAGCCATCTTGATTATTAAACAAGGATTAGTTGATCATACATTAATTAGCGATCCAGAGATTAATTTATCAGCAACATTAATTAGATTAGGAAATCTTTAACAAGGACATCGAAAATGACACAAAGAATATTAATTATGGGGTTGCCAGGTGCAGGTAAAACCACTTTAGCAACAGTATTAGCAGAAAAATTAGACGCCGTTCGATTTAATGCGGATGATGTTCGCAGGCATTATGACGATTGGGATTTTAGCTATGAAGGACGCATTAGACAAAGCAAACGGATGCGCGACCTAGCAGATGAAAGTAATGATAGATTTGTAATTTGCGATTTTGTTGCACCTCTAGTTGAGATGCGTAACAATTTCAAAGCCGATTGGACTATCTGGGTAGATACTATTCGTGAAGGCCGTTACGCTGATACTAATGCCATGTTTCAAGAACCCGAATATTATGACTTCCGAGTTACAGAGCAAGATGCTAACAAGTGGGCAGACTTTATTGCTGACCATATTCTAGATAATCGTCGACGTCCTGTGTTCGATTGGAAGAAAGAAACTGTACAAATGTTAGGACGCTGGCAACCTTGGCACGATGGCCATCGCGCATTGTTTGAACGATTGCTGTCTCGAACAGGACAAGTTGTTATCCAAGTACGTGATGTGCAAGGATGGCAAGGTAGTAATCCGTTTGAAGTAGAAAAAGTTAAATCATTTATTAAACGTGACTTAGATCCGTTATACCAAGGACAATACGAAATACAAGTTGTTCCTAATATAGTTCATATTGGTTGGGGCCGTGGCGTAGGATACACCGCAGGCGAAGAAACATTTGATGAAACAGTAACCGATATAAGTGCTACTAAGATCCGTAAAGAATTAGGATTAAAATGAATATATTATTAAAAACGTTGTCTTGGAGAATCATCGGCTCTGGGTCGACGTTTTTAATTAGTTATATTATTACCGGGCAAGCATTTATAGCTAGTGGTATTGCATTTACACAAATGATAGTCAATACTATACTATATTACATACACGAATTAATATGGAACAAAACAAAAAAGGGCCATTAAGGCCCTTTTTTTAGACAATCTAAAGTAGAACTACTACTTTATTCTCCATAAACCGCTAACACCTCCTTCACGGCATTATGGCGTTCGATGTCCTTGGCTTCAAATCGAATGATATCGATATGTTCCAAATATTCCGTTTGTTCAAGTAGATTGCAAAAATCAATCAGACCATTATCGCTCAATCGATCTGCTTGTGCTAAATCGCCTGTCACTACCATCTTAGACCCTTCTCCTAAACGGGTCAGTAGCATTTTCATTTGATTTACTGTAGCATTTTGCATTTCATCTGCTACGATATATGCGTTTTTAAATGTACGGCCTCGCATATAGGCCAATGGGCTTATCTCGATA